AAGCAACACCCAGCACGGCAGCGCGGCCTGGCACGAGGCAGGCCAGACCCCTCGAGCAACGGACGACAAGGCAAAAGATCAGGGGGAAAACGAAGGTAAGAACATAGCGGGTGGGCCATCTTAGGGGTACTTCCACAATGTGGGATGACATTTCACCATACGAAATGACATCCCACTATATAGAACAACTCCTGAACTTCTTTAAGAACCCACCAACGCACCATCACCACTGCCCTGCCAAGGGGTCTAGAAGGCTCTGTGAGCCGATCTAATCGTCGGATGTTGGCAGGGTAAGGGAAACAGTCTCTCTCGCCATATGGGGCCGCAAACCCAAATTGTAAAAATGCCGGTAGGTATCAATGATCTCCAGGAAGCCCGCCGACATGTCGCCATCACCAGCAGCCAAGAGCGTTGCCCTCTCAGCTGGGCCGAGCGTTCGTTGAAAGTGTTTGACATTCGGATCAGCTGGCCGACCCAATCCGTAGACGCCCATCTCCACCCTCCCCAAAAAGTTATCCACAGGCTGAGTCCAAATTTCCCCAGCACCCCAAAAACCCCTGCGTCACCTTGACCCTATGACCCCAACCCTTAAGGGTTGGGGGTCAGGGAGGGTCAACTTTGGTGCCGTTTTGCCCCTTTTTGACCCTGACCCTAACTTTGACCCTAGGGTCATTTAGGGTCAACTTGTTACAAGTTATCCACAGGTTATCCACAGCCACTTTTCCGCATCATCATCACGCTGGCCTGCAATTTGTCGATCATCAACCATCCACCACTGGTGGCTTGGATCATCCCAGCCGCGATCAAAGCACCGATCAACTTGTCCGCATAAGACGGATTGATCATGTTTCGCACGGTGCGCTCGGCATTGCCGTCGGTAGTCAGCTTGTCCTTGAGTGCCATCCTGCCCAAGAATGGCTGATCTCCCATGACCTCGGCACCGCTGGCCCACCATGCAGCCTCCCACATCTTACGGTGTCCGTCTATCTTGGTGTCTTGCTTGGCCGCTTGGACTGGTGCGGATACTGGCTCGATCACGGCGCTGGCGACCGGTTGGCCATCCTCATCGAGCCAACCTGGGATCGTGACCTGTTGCAGCTCAACGTAGATCGTCTGTGCCAGCTCCGCATCCTTGCTCTTACGCTGCACCAATTGCATGGGCTGGCCTTCCTTGCCGGGTATTACGCTGATCTCAATATCTAATGCACCGCGCCACGCACTCGACCCTCTGGCACGGTGTTGGGCCTCGTCAGATACTCCAGTATGATGAACCAATATAACGGTGCACTTGAATTCGTGCATCAATCGTGCGCAGGCGTCGAGCATGGTTTTAGCATCTTGGGCTGAGTTCTCATCGCCTGCCAAGAATCTGTGCAGGGTATCGACCACAATAACGTCTGGCACCTTGGGCAGCGACCTGATATGCACCGCAGCCATCTGATAACCTTCTGGCGTGTTCAAGTCGCAGCCGGATTGACTCAGCCACATACTAAATCTCGATGCATCATGGCAATGTTTCCAAGCTGCGATGCGTCCGCGCAGACCGTGGTGACCTTCGCCGGCCAAATAGACCACGTTGCCTGGTCTGACCTTGTGGCCTGCCCACTGACCGCCACCGTTTGCTATTCGCAAACACCAGTCCAGCACCACAAAGGTCTTGCCGCCGCCGGAGGGGCCGTGAACCATCACCAGCGCATCAGCTTGCAGCCAATGCTTGATCAGCCACCTGACCGGGGCAGGCTGGGCACTGAACTGGTCGGCGCTGACCAGCCAATCATTGACTGGTGGTGTCAGCAACGCCAGCAAGTCACCGCCTGCTTGGACGTAATCGTTGGCGTCGCCAAGGTCTGGCGGCATCACCATGCGTGCGCCGTGCTTGGCGCAGGCCTGCTCTGCATACCGCTGGCCGACTCCGCTTTTGTCATGGTCGGCCACAATCACTAGGTCGCAAGTTGGGTGAAGGCCACGCAGCGTGCCTGCGACGGGCACGAGGTTGGACGCTGAATATCCAACAACAACCGGACGGGTGGTGGTTTGATGGATGGTTGCAGCGGTGGCAAAGCCTTCGGCGAGATAGATCGTGCTGGGATCGTCCATCGAACCCAGCACCCAAAACTTGCCGCCTGTCGAGCCACCTGGGTGGTACAACTTGCCGCCTTCGCTATCAATATACTGGAGCGATGTCATCGTGCCGTCAGCATCGAACAGCGGCACCACCAGCCTGCCGTCGCCTGTGACTCTGGCTCCGTGCGGTGCGATGCCCTTGCGGCGCAGATACGGGTGATCTGGCGATGCACCTATGCAGTCGATCCAAATCTGATCGACCACATCCGCAGCCAGCTCGTGCTTGCGGGCCTGCTCAATGTCTTTGGCGGCTTTTGCCTCGGACATCCTGCGAGCAAACGCCATTTCATCAGCTTGGCTGATCTGCCTGCCTACATCCGCCCGCCACGTCTGCTCCATGCCCGCACGCCAGCACCCAAAGCGTCCCGCGGGGATGCCATCAGAAAAAGCGATGTACCAACCAGGCTTGTCGCCGTGGCCCGGCGATCCCTTGGTGCCGGATCGGAAGCGATGAATCTTGCCGTCGAGATGGATGGTGTCTGGTGGCTCAAGACCAGCCTCGCGCATGGCGTTCTGGAGCTGCTGCTCTGGCGGGGCCAGCACAGGCTCGGCTGGTGGCGACCAGGAGCCGCCGAAGATGTGCGAGAGATTAGCCATTGAGCGCAGCCGTGCTTGTCTCGCGCAGATACGTCTCGATGCTGCGCATGGTTGACCGACTTGGCTTGCTCTTGCCGTTGATCAAACGATACAGAGTGAATACGCTCAGACCCGTCGCCTCGGCCACCACCGACAGACGACGATCAGCCAAGCGTTGTTTGATTTCGGTCAGGTTCATAGATGTCAAAAAAAGTTGTAAAAAGTGCTTGCATCGTAGCATCAATTTCGGTACAGTTCAACTCATGCGCTGAACAGATGTTCTGAAGAGCGCACAACAGGAGAGATGAAATGAAAATAAAAGTTGAAGATGGCATCGCCGCGCTGGCGACACAGCGTGCCTTCGGGCACCTAGGCGCTGATGCGCCTTCAGATGGGGGATTGACCCCAAACGAGAAATTCCTCCGGGCCATCTTCGGCGTCAAAAAGACGCCGGAAGAAGCAGCAGCCGCCGTGGCAGCGTCAGCAGCCGCAGCGTCGGCAGCCCGTGAGGAACAGATGGCGCGCTGGGCCGCGACGCCTGCAGCCAAACTGGTGGCTGCCCAGCACGCCATCCGAGCAGCCGAAGCCGCGCAAGCAGCCGCTGAACGCGCCGCCGAGACGGCGGCCAAGATTGCCTGCGTGGATCTGGTCAACGGCGCTATCGCCGCGCTGGTGGCCGAAGGGGTCTTGGCCGATCGCGACTACGCGTCTCAGCCCCGCGTGTGGGGTCTGAGATGGTCCGAGAGAAAAAGTGAAGTTATCGACGAGAACAGCCACAACAAGAGCCCCGAAGCGTGGGCTCTGTATAGGTCCCTCCGGAAGGAAGGCACAGCCTGCCCCGAAAGGGCGGCCGATTTGTTGGCCGAGATCTGCGGTCTGCTGGAGGGGTGATGAAGATCGTCAACCTTACCCAGCACGCGCCGACCACGGAGCAAATCGAAGCGGGCGTGTTTGATGGCGACAGGACGTTGTTGCTCCCGTGGCTAAACTTTACGTCCGCCCCCACGAGGGCTGAGTTGCAAGACCGCGCCGCGCAGATTGCAGATTTCGCGGCATCTACCGGGGCTGACGCGGCCATGCTCGGCGGCGCACCCTACCTAATGGGACCCTTGGGCCGCGCACTGGAAAGACATGGTATCCAGCCACTGTTTAGCTTCACCGAAAGACAGTCGGCAGAAACCATCATGCCCGACGGCAGCGTGAGCAAAACTAGCGTGTTCAGGCATGTTGGTTTTGTTTGGGCCTGATGCCGCACTTTTTTAACTAGGAGAGAAAAGATGGAAGACGTGCAAAGTCTAAAACAAGCTGCTCAAGCAGCTTTGGCATCCCACGATGCCGAACGTGATCGTCTGGCCGCGTTGGGCCTGAATTCGCAAGAGCGCTACGCCCTGCTGAAGCCGTTCAAGACTGCCGCCGACACCGCCCACGCCGCCTACGTGAAATTCACGCATGGCCAAATCAAGGGCGAGCTGGACGCCATCATCCGCGCAGATGCCCCAGCCCGCGCAGCTGCCGCCCGCAGTCGCTCGCCCTGGAAGCAAGCTAAATTTGAGAGGACACTATGATTAAATTTTTGGCTCAGGCCATCCTGGTCGCCGCCATCATCGGCGCACCGCTGGCTTACTATTTTATCTTTGTGATGAAGCCCTAATTCTCTACCGTTGCCGGTCGGTTACCGGCACTCACCAACGCCAAACCGGAGAAAACCCAAAATGGCTATTTCACTTAAAACCACTAGCGGCTTGTCGGCCAACGGTGTTAAGGTGCTTGTCTACGGGCAAGCAGGGGCTGGCAAGACCAGCCTCATTAAAACGCTGCCGGACGTAGTTGTCCTCAGCGCAGAGGGCGGCTTGTTGTCCATTCAAGACGCTGATTTGCCTTACGTTGAAATCACCTCGATGGCGGATCTGATGGAAGCTTACGAATGGCTGAGTTCTGGAGACGCCAAGAAGTTCCAGAGCGTGGCCCTTGACAGCATCAGCGAGATCGCAGAAGTCTGTCTGAATTCTGAAAAGAAGATTGCAAAAGATCCGCGCCAAGCATACGGTGCCATGCAGGAACAAATGGCCGACGTGATCCGCGCCTTCCGAGACTTGCCCGGCAGGCACGTTCTGATGACCGCCAAACTGGAGAAGGCCGCCGACGAGATGGGTCGCATCTTGTATTCGCCCTCGATGCCGGGGAACAAAACCGGGCAGTCGCTGCCGTATTTCTTTGATGAGGTGCTAGCCCTTCGCGTGGAAAAAGACGGCGAAGGCGTGAGCCAGCGGGCTTTGATGTGTGACTCTGACGGCCTTTGGATCGCCAAAGATCGCAGCGGCAAGCTGGGCACATGGGAAGCACCCGACCTTGGCGAGATCATCCGCAAGATTGGCGGTGCAGCATGAGATCCATGCGCGAGATTGCTGCCGAATGGGCATCCGAAAAAGAGGTTGAGCGCCAGGCCACCGAGAACCGCCGAATCCTCGAAGATGAGATGGTGAGGTCTTTTAGCTTGCAGCCTGACCTCGACAGCACCGTCACTAAGGATATTGACGGCTACGCTATCAAGATCACAGGGCGCATTGATCGCAAAGTTGACGCAGACAAGATTCAGGAGCTGGCGGCACAGAACGGCTTGGAGTCTCACCTCTCAACGCTGTGCCGCTGGAAACCGGAACTGAATATCACGATATGGAAGAACACCGACCCCAAGATAACAGCCCTTCTAGCCCCGGCGATCACTGCGAAGCCAGGTCGACCATCCTTTTCAATCGTTCAAAACAAGGAAAAGAAATGAAACTCGGAGAAACCTTTTCTGCTGCTGAATTGCAGCCATTGCAATCGTATGATCTCCTGCCGTCTGGGTGGTACACGGCCGTCATCACTGAGGCCGAGCTGAAGCCAACGAAGGCTGGAACCGGCGAGTACATCAAAGTACGTTATGACATCACCGGCCCGAGTTGCCAAGGTCGCTGCGTGTTTGGCAACTTCAACATCAAGAACCCAAACCCGAAAGCGGAAGAAATCGGCAGGCAGCAGTTGGGCGATTTGATGCGTGCGTTGGGCCTGTCTGCGGTGCATGACACCGACCAGCTCATCAATGGGCACCTGACCATAAAGGTTGATGTGCGCCCTGCTAGCGGCGAGTACAACGCCCAAAACGAAGTCAAGGGATGGAAGAGCAACACGGCAAGCCTGCCGCCGCAGCCTAGCAAGCCTGACGCCCCTGCTGGTGCGCCAGCCACTAAGGCATCACCGCCCTGGGCGAAGAAGTAAAAAAATGCCCCACTCGCGTAACGGGTGGGGCCAACTGAACAAGGAGTAAAAACGTGGAAATTCCACAATCAGAGCATAGCATCACCGCGCTAATCGACAAGCACCACGAAGCGCAGACAGCAACCGAAATGCCACGCGCCCACATGGGTTGCAGCATCGTCGGCCACCCCTGTGACCGCTGGCTGTGGCTGGCGTTTCGCTTTGCGGTCAAGCCAACATTTCCTGGCAGAGTTTTGCGGATGTTTCGCCGAGGCCGGAACGAAGAAGCCACCATCATTGATGACTTGAGGGCGATTGGCATCAAGGTGCAGGCGCTGGAAGAGCAGATGCGGGTGGAGTTTGGCAGTCACCTGTCGGGCAGCATCGACGCCATCCTAGACGCAGGCGTGCCAGGCGCACTCAAGACAAAGCACGTTGCTGAGTTCAAAACGCACTCAAGCAAGTCATTCGCCGACGTGCAAAAGCAGGGCGTCGAGAAGTCCAAGCTCGAGCATTTTGTGCAGATGCAGTTGTACATGAGTGGCACTGGCATCCATCGCGCGTTGTACGTTGCCATATGCAAAGACAACGACGAAATCTATACAGAACGAATTGCATATGACAAGGAAGTGGCTGAAAAGTACATTGCCCGCGGTCAACGCATCGCGCTGGCTGATCGGATGCCGCCGCCAATTAGCACCGACCCGAGCTGGTATCAATGCAAATGGTGCCCAGCCTACTCAATGTGCCACGAGGCCCAGCATACTAAGGAGGTCAACTGCCGCACCTGTGCCCACTCAACAGCCAAGGCCGACAGCATCTGGCATTGCGCCAGACACGATGCCGACGACATTCCGCTTGAGTGGCAAGTCAGCGGCTGCGAGAGTCATGTGCTGCACCCAGACATGGTGCATTGGAAGCGCAAAGACGGCCCGAATCAATGGACTGCAATCTACGTCATTGACGGCAAGGACGTGGCAAACGGCGACCCAGACGCGCACATCTACAGCAGCAAAGAATTACTGACTAATCCTGCGATGTGCGCGGCGGGTGATGCGGAGATTGAAAGGCTGCGGGGAAATGGAGCGAGGGTGGTGGGATGAAAGTGCTTCCAATTAAATCATATGAAACAGAGCCTTGGCTTTTAAAGAAACATTACGCCAAACTATTCCCACCAATTAGTTTTGCTTTTGGTTTGTACGAGTTAAATGTTTTAGTTGGTGTTTGTACATACGGTATTCCTTCTTCAGCAACATTGCGGGAAGGTATTGCTGGTGCAGAAAATGCAAAGTTTGTATTGGAGTTGAACAGGCTTTGCATTGAAATTAACAACAAAAATGCAGCCAGTTTTTTAGTTGGACGTAGTCTCCGCTTGTTGCCAAAGCCATCAATTGTTGTTAGCTACGCAGACATTGCTCAAAATCATATTGGTTATGTTTATCAGGCTTGTAATTTTATTTATACAGGATTGAGCGCAAAAAGAACAGATTGGAAAGTCAAAGGAATGGAACATTTGCATAACCAAGCCATTGTTGACATTAGCAAAAACGTAAATGGGTCGAGGGTTGAATTTATGCGCAAAAAATTTGGTGATGACTTTTATCTTTTGGAAAGATCGCGCAAACATAGATACATCTATGTCACTGGAAAAAACAAAGCACTTGTAAATGCAATTAAATACACACAACAGCCTTACCCAAAAGGTGAAAGCAGACGTTATAACTCTGGTGGTGAAGTAAAAACTCAACAACTTTTATTTATTTAAACTATGTTACGTGAATACCAACAGCGCACCATCGACGAGCTTTATGTCTGGTTTGCAAAAAACCAGCGCGGCAACCCGTGCGTAGTGCTGCCAACCGGGGCGGGCAAATCTCACATCGTGGCTGCAATCTGCAAGGATGCGCTGCAAAACTGGCCCGAGACGCGTATCCTAATGCTCACGCACGTCAAGGAACTGATTGAGCAGAACTGCGAAAAGATGCTCCAGCATTGGCCTGACGCCCCACTGGGCATCTACAGCGCCAGCCTCAACAAGCGCCAGATTGAGCCAATCACGTTTGCTGGTATTCAGTCAGTCAGGCGCAAAGCGGGCCTGTTGGGTCACATTGATCTAGTGCTGGTTGATGAATGTCACCTCATTAATCACAAAGACGAAGGCGGCTACCGCACGCTGTTGGCCCAGCTCAAGCTCATCAACCCGCAGTTGCGAGTAGTCGGGCTAACGGCCACGCCTTATAGGCTAGGCCACGGGCTGATCACCGACGAGCCTGCGCTGTTCCATGCTCTGATTGAGCCGGTGATGATTGAAGAACTGATCCACAAAGGGTATCTGTCGATTTTGCGATCCAAAGTCACCAAGTCCAAACTAAGTGTCGATGGCGTACACAAACGGGGTGGCGAGTACATTGAATCGGAACTGCAAGCCGCAGTCGATACCGACGACAACAACCAATCTGTGGTGCGTGAAGTCATCAACCTGGCTGGGGATCGCCAGTCATGGCTGTTCTTTTGCGCTGGCATCAAGCACGCCGAGCACATCTGCGAAGCATTGATTGACCAAGGCATCAAGGCAGCGTGCGTTACATCGTTTACGCCCAAACAAGAACGCGAGCAAATACTAGCCGACTTCAAGTTTGGTGCGTTGCAGGCGCTGACCAACGCCAATGTCTTGACCACCGGCTTTGACCATTCGGCCATTGACCTGATTGCCATGCTGCGCCCCACCATGTCACCGGGCCTGTACGTCCAGATGGCCGGTCGTGGGCTGCGTCCATCACCCGGCAAGGCAGATTGCTTGGTGCTGGATTTTGCGGGCGTGGTGGGCACGCATGGCCCGATCACTGCGGTGCAGCCGCCCAATCGAGGCGGCGAAGGCAACGGCGAAGCGCCGGTGAAAGTCTGCGACAACTGCGATGAGCTGTGCCCCATCAGCGCCAAAGTCTGCCCCGCTTGCGGCGCTCCGTTTCCCGAGCCGGAGGCGAAGAAACTCAAGTTATGCAGCGACGATATTATGGGCCTAGACGGCACCGACATGGTTGTGACCGGCTGGAAGTGGCGAGAACACACCAGCTTAGCCAGCGGAAAAATCATGCTGGCTGTCAGCTATTACGGGCGGCTGTCTGACCCTGCCGTGACCGAATACTTCCCCGTTCTACATGAAGGCTACGCAGGACAACGAGCCATGAAGGAGGTCATTAAGATCGCAGACCGAGCCAAGATCGTCGGCATGAATGTAGACAATCTGAGCAGTTTGGCAGCGCAGTTGAGCAATGGCAATGCTCCGAAATCAATCCAGTACAAAAAGGACGGAAAGTTTTTTCGGGTTTTGAAAAAGGAGTGGAATGAAAACTGAACACGAAGAGCAACGAGAGTTTGTGCAATGGTTTCGTCAGACGTACAAAGATGTGCTGATCTTTGCCATCCCGAATGGCGGGGCTAGGTCACCAGCCACCGCTTCTAGGCTGAAGGCCGAGGGTGTGGTTAAGGGCGTGCCAGACCTGTTCATCCCAGCCTGGGAAACTTGGATCGAGATGAAGCGCGCGAAGGGTGGCAGTCTTAGCCCAGAACAAAACTTGATGCACTTGCACTTGCGGGGCTTGTTTTACAAAGTGCTGGTGGCCAAGGGATTTGAAGATGCAAAACAACAAATCGAGGAACTGAAAAATGAAGTGGATGGAGTGGAATAAGGGAATCCCTGCACAGGCGGGCTGGTATCCGACCATGAAAATCAGAAGTCGTGGCTGGGACAACAGCTACCGGTGGTGGGACGGCGAGCGATGGAGCTGGCCAGCGTTTCCGTATGAGTCGGCGCAAATGGCAGACAAGTGGGCGGATCAGAAGGAGCCGCCAGGGCATAACTCAGAAATTATGTGGGGGACACAGCATGAATGAATTGAGAAAAGCAGCAGAGGTTGCGCTGGAGGCGTTAGATGGAGTGCTGGACACTTATGGCGAGCCTCTTGATCTGTTGACGATCAGCGGCGGGGCTTATGAGGCGCTCGAGTGCCGCGACGCAATTACTGCTCTCCGCGCTGCCCTCGCGCAGTCTGAGCGCAAGCCCCCAAAACACAAATCAGCAATCGCCACCGTTTTTTACGAAAAAGATGGTCGGCAGCAGATTGAATTTATTACTCAAGTGCCAGTCGGTGAGTTGGTGCGTTTGTATGCAGACCCGCCGCTGTATCACATGGATTTGATGAATGTGGCCGTTGCTGTCCGTGATGCTTGCCATCACGCATGGGCAACCAGCACGCAAAACTGGCCAGCAGATATTGATTTGACAGAAATTGTGATTGATGCAGCCAATCGTCAGCCTATTGATGACAAAGTGCTTTGGGAAATGTGGGTTGAGTCACCTAGCGATGTTTTGCGTTTTGCCCGCGCCATTGAGAAGGCGCATGAGATTGAGTGAACTTAGGAGAATTATCAATGAGCGATAAATATCACCGCACAATGCAGTCGGCCTTTGGCCCATACACCAACCATCAAATTGACGAAGACCCAGACCCCGCTGAATCATGGATGTTCTGGCTGGCCGTCAGCGTGACCATCTTGCTGGCCATCCTGATCATAGGGCTGATGATATGCTGATCATAGGGCTGATGATATGCTGATCTTCAGACGCTGTATGCTGGTGGCTATGATGACGGAAGACGCGCCGCCAGAGAGGGCTGAGGACATCGTACTAGGTGCGCTGGCCGCAGCCGGCTACACCGTGCCAACGCCCATCTTTAAACCTATTCTGAGCGACGTCGCGTCTCTGACCCTGTACATACGAAGCCATGCCGAACGAATTTGAGAGCTGGCAGCGCGAGACGCTGATCCAGTTTGCCAACGAGTCAAACGAGAAGATTAAGCAGCAGCAGGCCGAGATTGACGCGCTGCGGGCCGATCTAAAACTGATCCTGAAAGCCTGGCGTGATCAAATGTCCTGAATGCGGGCGACACGCCAAGGTGCTGGAGTCTCGCCCCCGGCTGGATTGGCGTTACCGGCGGTTCGAGTGCCAGAGTGGGCATCGATGGAGCGTTGTAGAACGCAAACCAGAAACTGACAATGCCACAGATCATCCTCCTCCTCAAGAGGAGTAGCGCAGCCTGCCAGCAGGAGCAGGGTCAGCCTCCACACATCTTGAGCGCAGTTGCTCGGACTTCATCTACCCGACGCCCCCAACCCTTACCGAAGGTGGGCCAGGTTGCGAGCCCTTGCAAGAACGCGAGCCGGTTGGCTGAGTACTTGTCGATCAGCATCTGAGGGTTTGTCAACAGCACCAGTTTCAGCGTCTGCTCGCCGATTGCGCCATCGGCAACGGCTGCGACGGTGGTCTGTAGCCACTTGGCTGCGCGAGACACGCCGCTGTTGACGGCTGCATCGAACACGCAGTAGTCCACCCCAAACGGCAACTTGTCGCCTTTGACCCGATCCCAATACAAATTTTTGTACAGCGGCTTAACCATGTCTTTGGTGAGAGCCTTCATCTCTTCTTCAGTCACGGGGCGATCAACCCAATTCTCCCAGACTTGTTGGGTAATTCCAAGGTTTGTCCTGCCTCCGGGATCGCTGGGGTGATTGACATAACCCCCCTCATGCTTGATGAGGAGTTCAAAGCAGGCATCCCAGTTGGCGTTCATTTGGTATCTTCCTTGCCGATTTTGATTCCGGCAATGGTTCCGACAAAAGCCCCGACAATGGTGTTGAAGGACGGCTGGAGCATTTTGAACAACTCATCGTTGTTTACATTTGCATCAAACAACCCGACCAAAGAAGCCATACAAGTCGCAACCAAAACAATGGACAAAGATAGGCAGCAAATGATGGTGATGTAGTCGGCTATCTTCATTTTCTCAATGCTTCGCCTTTTTCTTTGGAACCGATGGAGGAGCCAAACCAAAAATTCAACACAGTAGAAACAACCGTACCCAGTATGAACCCGAGTATGGTATCGGCGAACCGGACGTTTGGCTCTGGGATGATGCTGAACGTGATGAAGCCAACATAGGCTACTGCCGCAACCGACCAAAACACGGTCAAGTACATCGTGAACCGCTTGCTGAACACGTCCGACTGAGCCAGCGCAGCAACTTGCATGGCCCGAGCGTTTTCGGTGTTGGCGTGCTGGGTCTTCAGCGTTTCCAGATCAATCTGCGCCAGCTTCAGCGCCGCCTCTGGATCAGCAGCGATGGCCTGCGTCACCGCCTCGACGGTATCTGCTACTCCCAGCTTAGAAGCAATAGCCGATACAGCCAGACCCCCCAAGGGGCCAGCAACAGCAGTTGCAAGAGCAGGGGCAATGCTGCCAAGCAGTCGGAGCAGTTCATTCAAATCAGTCCCCCAGTATGCCAGTGGCCGAGCCAACAGCCGCTGCACCAGTGAGCAAACCTGTTTTTGGCCGCATCTGGCGACGATTCAGCTCAGCAAGGATTGCTGACTGCTCGATTGGATCAACGCTAAACAGCCGATTTTGCAGTGCCTCAGACGTTTCGCTGCTGATGCCCTTGGCCCTCGACAGCAAGGCCCGACCACCAGCGCGGAGCAGGCCTATTGGGCTGCCCGTTGCCACACCTTCTGCTACCGAGCCAAGCAGGCTTGCCTCATCGCGCACGGCCCTGTTTTCATCTGTCCTCGACCCGCCAAGCACCCGCTGCTTGGTGATGTTTTGCTGGCCCAAGCCTTTGACGTACTGAGAAAACTCCGTGTACGAAGCCTGATCTGGGAAGGCATTTCTGAGCAGCAACTTCTGGTTTTCTGACTTAAATATCTGCTTGCTGAAGTCGCCGCCCTTAAAGTTGCCCAGGCGGCTGTTGACATCAGCCATCACACCAAGACGGAACGCCTCTTTCTCGTCATCGTTCAACTTTTTGATCTTGGATGCAGCCTCTTTAGGGTCGAGTTTTTGATAGTCTTCGCCCAGTTTAAAAGACTTTTTGATGCGTTCTGAGTCTGCAAACTCTGCATTGGCTTTTGCATAGTCATCATTCAAAGACTTGATGAGGTCGTTAAATTCATCTTTGACTTTGACAACTGTGACCCCGTACTTAGTCATCTTGCCTGTCAAAGCATCCGTGTTTGAATCAACTACCTGATCCAACCCGATTTTGATTTCGTGCAATATGTTGGTGGGTACAAATTGCGCGTTGCGTATTTGTTCAAGTGGCGGCAATTTCCTGCCTTCTGCATCTGCATTTTTTACAGCGTTAGCGTATGCGTTTTGGAATAAATCTCGATCTACAAACTTGCGAAATGGCGCAGCACTAATGTCCTTGCTGTAAGCCTGTGGATATGCTTGAGTGGCTTTCTGTTTCTGATTTTTAGTCAATGCTTCTAAGTATTCAAAGCCGCTGATGTTCTTTGCCAGACCCGCCTTTTCAACCAGACCACGCACAATGTCGTTGGGCTGATCAATCATGCGATTGACCAAGAAGGATTCTGTCCCGCCCTTGGCCCCAGACTGCACCACATAAGCAGAGTAAGCCAAGTCATTCAGGCTTTTTCCAAGGTCGGCAAGTACCGGATTTGGAACGCCAATGCGGCGCAGCTCATCGAGTGCTTGCTGTGCCTCCAGTGGCGTGAGATTGTCCTTTTTGAGATAGCTCGACAGCAATTTGCTGGCCGCAGTCTCTTGGTCGCCAATTCCGGCAGAGTTCAACACGCTTTTGATGAGAGAGCCTGCCCTGTCCACAACAATCGGCACAGAGCCACCTAGCACGCCACCAAAGATGCCGCCGACCAAGGCCTCAGAGCCTGCGTCTTGTTCAGCAAAGCCATAACCTGATGCTGCGCCAGTTGCTGCGCCAATGGCTGTGCCACGGCCAGCCTGGCCCAGCAGAGTCTCGCCAATGACAGCCGACTGTGCAGCCGGAGCCAATCGGCTGATTTGTCGGGCCATGCCCAGCGGAGCGATCAGACTGCCGCCAATCTCAAGGCCGGTCTTGATGACCGGCATATCTTGACCGAATTGCTTTTGCTGCTCGCGCAGCAGATTGCGCTGGCGCTCGTACTCAGGGCCGCTGATTGCGCCAGTGCGAACAGCCGCCTCCAGCTCATCAAGCAGGCCAAAACTTACGCCCTGCCCAACTGCCCGTGCAGACTCGGCCACGCCTGAGTAAGGCAGGCGAGAGCCCAGTACTGAAGTTAATGCTTGAGGTGCATCAGCCAATGGTGCATCTTGGTAGTTTGCCATTATGGTTTTAGCCTTCTTACGCCAGCAGGATCAATAAACACCGTCCCAGAAGGAAACTTTGGATTCTTCAGGAAGCTGTTGTAATCTGTGCTGTTGATGATTTGAACATCAAACTTAGGAACAGAGATAGAAGTTGGCGCATCAGGAAATCCTGCATTTTTTCTGCGCCTTGCTACGTCATTGCTTGCGTTTTGCACTCGTCGCACATTGATGTCAAACAACTTTTTCATGGCTGAAGCGGCAGCTTCTTTAGACTCTGAACTTTGCAATTCTTTAGCTGCTCGAACTGAATCGCCTTCAGTTTGTGTACCCTTGTTGAGCCGCAAACTTTCATTCAACAACCGTGTTTGAAAATTATCATAATCTTCTCGCGCTATGACTTGTGGGTCACTTGATCCAAACGCTTGACGTGCGCGGATCGTGATCAAGTCTTTCCGCCCAAACGGAATCTCACCCTGCTTGATTCTGTTGATATATGCAAAAGCGTCAGAAGCAATATCAGTTGCTCCTGTTGCGGCGGTGTAATCTTCATCTTCCAGTTTTGCAAGAGGGGTTGGTAGAGGCTTGTTCAGGCGCTCTGCATCTTTGCGTTCTCGCTCAATTTGAGCGTTCTGCTCTTGCAGTTTCTTTGTGGACTCAGTCAATGCCAAAGATGCCGCCGAGTTTGCCAAGCCTTGCGTTCTAAAAATGTTGTTCTGATCTTGCTGAGATTTGATTAGAGCCTGGTTCTGCTCAAACTGCTGAACCCTTTGAGCCATGTCGGCCAGCTCTTTGACCCGCACATCAGCCTTCTCAGGATCAAGCACCCCAGCCGCAAAACTTTGCGAGTATTGCTTGGCTAGTGTCTGAACATTTTTCGGAATGGTTGAATCATTTGTGAAGACTGCAAACGGATTAGTCTCAGGCGTAGCGGTTGCACCCAGTTTGCGAAGATCTGGCAGCACTTTGGCCTGAGCTGAAATGGCTGCCAAGCCCTCGGGGAATGATCTCAGTTGGTCAACAACTTGTTGATTGAGCGTGCCATCAGGGTTGCGAATCTGGCTAAACAAATCGGCAGCGAGATTTGTTCTTTCGCTGGCCTGCGTAACATTTCTGCGCTCAAGCGCATCTTGCGCGTACTTGCTACCCTCCGTCCGCAGCCCGAACGCCAACTGCTGGTCGCCACCCTCTAGGGCAGCTTGCGCCGCCATCTCGAACGTCTCAGGCCGCGACGGGTCGATCGTGCCCAGGATCTGCTGGCGGCGGGAGATCTGTTGCAGATCAGGGTCTTCGCCGCCCAAGGCGCGGCCAATGACGTTGCCCAGACCCCGAGCGCCTGACTGCAAGAGGAATCTAGATTGCGTGCCCAAATCAGCCTGAGCGAGCTGAAACGCCATACGGTCTTGCTCAAGCTCGCGGTTTCTTTGGTACTGGTCAGCGGTCACGCCGAACAACGATCCGATGATTTCGCTCATGGTTAGTACCCGCCCAAACTGTAGCTGGGCGAAGTGTATCCGCCGTAGTTGAATGGTGTTGAGAAAGCCGGCACCCTTAGCCCGCCAGACTGCGGTTGGCTTAGCTCACTAGACTGCGGTTTTCTAAACAGCCCCTTCAAAAAGTCTGAATTAGACAGACCAGCCAAGATGTCTGCGGTGTTGCTAGATGGGCTTCCATATCTAGTATCTGCTGCTTGGAGTCCGCCCTGAAACAGCGCGTTTCCGCCTTGAGCGTTCCGCCTCAGTTGGCCCAGATTCAGCCCCATTTCCTGCGACTGTTGGCCTAGCCCTTCAAGGCCTTTCATCTGGGCCAGATACTGCTCGTATGGCCCTAGCGCAGCGACCTGTCCGGCATACTGCCGACCGATCAAGCCGCTGCCCGCATCGAACAACCCTGCGCCAAAGCGCGTCTGCTCCATGCCGCCCTGCGCGGACCGGGTCGCTAGTTCGGCATCTTGCTGCGCCAGAGCGTTGTAGTACGCCTCAAGGTCTGGATTGGCCGAGCCTAGCCCTGCGCCGCCACCGGGACGCATCCCTGTACCGCCGACAGCCAGGCCTTGTCGCCCGGCGTTGAACACGCTGTTTTGCAGTTGCGAGAACATCCGCTCGCGGCTTGGGGCCAGCAAGTTTTGCTGCTGCGCCATGAACTTAGCTGCGGCCTGCTCTGGCGATTCGGCCAAATAGCCGCGCCCCAGGCTGAACAGACCCTGCGCAGCCTGTCCGAGAGGCGCGAAGTCCTGCCCTGCCTGCTCGGCCTGCGCGAGGCCTTGGTTTGACAGGGCAGCAAACCTGTCTTGCTGCGCCCGCAGTTCCGGCGAGAGGGTGTACCCAGCGCTGCCGATTAGTTGTCCATTCGCATCGGTCTGGAAGCTGGACTGCCCGAACCGTGTCGTGACGCCAACCGGACGGAAACTGGTCTGAATCGCGGCTTGCTGCGCGGCAGCAGCTTCTGCCCTCGCCCGACGCTTTTTAGCCCGCTTTTTTTTCTTGCTGCCAAATAGGCCACCGGCTATTTTTAGACCCGAGACAGCGGCTTGTGCGTATGCTGGCATTTCAAACTCCAATCAAAACATTGTCTACTTTTGACGCGTCTTTTTCATCGGTAGCGTGGATACAAAACCAAACACAGTCAGTGAGCGCCTTCACGCCATGCACCAGACCCTCCTTGATCTCGATGCAGGCCGGTGCTGCAATTATCTCCGCGTCATCGCCGCGCATCACCGCCACCTTGCCTGCGGCGAGAATCGACAGATGGCTGAAGCTGTGCATATGCTTCAAGATCATCGTGTCTGCCGGAATTATCATCTGCTTCGCGTAAAGGCCGTCGCTAAAGTGATGAACGATCATGCACTCACCTGAGACGCCGCCACGAACAGCGCATCGATCTCGGTGTCGGTCAGGCCCAGCATCGCGGCCAGCGCGACCAGCGTTGGGCTTGACCTCTCCCAATCCGTCGCATTTTCCCAAGCCAGTCGGGTTATGTCGTCCTGATCGAGCGTGGCGATGTAGGTGCGGATCGCGGGCAAGTAGCCACCAGCAGCTAGTGCGGCCAAGGCTTGGAAGCGCGTCACAGACTGCGGGATGGGTGGGAGTGGGGCGATGTAGGGCTCGGGCGTGTTGCCGTCGGCGAGCCATGCGAG